GTTTTCTAGAAACGTATGACATGAATACCACTGCTGGTAGTACAACTACTGGTAAGTCTTCAGCTACTTTAGATATCGGCGATACAAGTGCTGACGCAGCCTCATGGAGATTATTAAGATCAGCAGAAGATCCTGAAAATCAGGATATTACTGCTGCTTATGCCTCCGTAGTAGTTGTTCCAAACCTGATTGAATTACAATCATAATAAATAGGAGTATATAGAAAATGGCAATATCAAGAGCACAACTAGTTAAAGAACTAGAGCCAGGCCTAAATGCACTATTTGGTCTGGAATACAAACGGTATGAAAATCAACATGCTGAAATATACGTTCAAGAATCTTCTGACAGAGCTTTCGAAGAGGAAGTTATGTTATCAGGATTTGCGAACGCCGATGTAAAAGCGGAAGGGCAAGGCATATCATATGACGAAGCTCAAGAAACTTTTACAGCACGTTACACTAATGAGACAATCGCTCTAGCATTTGCGATAACAGAAGAAGCTATCGAAGATAACCTCTACGATAGAATCGCTTCTCGTTATACAAAAGCTTTAGCAAGATCTATGTCGAATGCGAAACAAGTAAAAGCAGTCAGTCCATTAATTAATGGATATGGCACTTTTAAATCAGGCGACGCTGTCGTTCTGTTTAGTACATCGCATCCTACAATAGCAGGTACTTTTTCGAACAGATTAAGCACTGCAGCGGATCTTAACGAAACGTCATTGGAGCAGTCTGTTATAGACATCGCTGCGATGACTGACGAGCGAGGACTTAAAATTGCGGCAAGACCGACGAAATTAATAATTCCGTCAAATTCGCAATTTATTGCTGAAAGATTATTTAAATCTCAAGGCAGAGTGGGAACAGCTGATAACGATATCAATGCACTCGTAAGTATGGGAGCAATCCCTCAAGGTTATAGAGTTAATAACTTTTTAACTGATACTGACGCGTTCTATATCATTACAGACGTACCGAATGGTATGAAAATGTTCAATCGTGCACCATTGACAACTGCAATGGAAGGCGACTTCGATACTGGCAACGTTAGATACAAAGCTAGAGAAAGATACAGCTTCGGCTGTTCTGACCCTAGAGGTATCTTTAGTTCACCAGGAGCGTAAAGAAAACATTAGAAGTGAGGCCGCCTTAAAACGGCCTCATTTCGCTTATAAAGATAGAGAAATATATGAAAAACTTTCGAGTCAAAATTTATCACGACGGCTATTTTGCCGATTTTAATCTCCTAGCAGAAGACACTAAGGAAAGTGTTGAGAAATCAATCCTTGACAAACTAGGAAAAAATGATGTAAAGTTCGAATCTGATGGATTTACCCGTGGTAAATGGATAACCTATGAGGAGGTTATAAATGACGGAAGACCTGTACAACATGAAAAAGTCCTTGGAACTCGCGTGGCAACACGAGCATCTGAAGTCAGGGAAGCATAACATTCGTATGATCGAGATAAATAAACAGATCCAGGATGTTATAAAGCAGATCATTGCTCGAGAATTTGAAGAAGACACGCGTCTTACTAAAATAAACGCATCCAAGCCTGAAGTTTCGATAGCCACTTAAGCGCTATCAAAAATCAATTTTTTCCCTAAGGATACCTTGCACTCTTTTCAAAAAAGGGTTATAGATTAGCTACTATACAATTTTAAAAGAACGTAGACGAGTATAGTCGACGGCCTAGAGACTACGTTCATCAAAACTAGGAGGATAATATGGGCACAACAACCTTTTCTGGTCCAATTAAGGCTGGAAATATTTATAACACAACTGGAACAACTATTGGCTCAAATGTCAAGAACGTTGGATCAGTTGTCATGTCACAATCAGCAAGCACAGAGCTGACTCATGCAACCACTACAGCGACAGCGCTAGGAATTATAATTCCTGCGAAAAGTCAAATTATAGGTATTACACTTATAATTGAATCGTTGTTTACAGCTTCAAACACCGCTACTATTGCCATTGGTAATGGTTCAGGTGATGCTACTGATATCTGTGGTCACACGAATGTTAGTGCAACAGCACTTTCAGTAGTTATGGGACCAGCAGCAGTGGATGTATGGACAAACACTGGTACTTCTGATGTAGAACTTTATGGTATTACCATAGCGAACTCTGCTTCAGCTGGTAGTGCAAGAGTTGTAGTTGAATACGTTCAAGCGAACAATTTAACTGCTAACTAATAATTAATGTGAGCTCCTTCGGGAGCTCACAGCTAAGGAGAAAAAATGGGTACATATATAAGTACAGTAAAATCTATAAACGTAACTGCTACGGGCGCTATTTTTGCGGGACCATGTAGAATCTTAGGAATCTATTATGTTTCTGATACTACAGCAGGCACCATTGTAATTAAAGATGGTGGGGGAACAGGAACTACTGTTGCAACATTCCAAACACCTTTAGGCGCAGGCAACGCTGGAGAAGAAATAGCTAGATACATACCAATTCCAGGAGATGGTTTGTTATGTAGAACGAGTGGATACGCAACTTTAACTAACGTCGATAAAGTTACAATATTTTACGGTTAAGGAGGTAGCGCGTGGCTAACACTACTTCAGGAACAGCAACTTTCGGCAAAACATTTTACATCGATGATATTATCGAAGAAGCATATGAAAGATGTGGAATTCGTGGAGTTGCCGGTTACCAGTTAAAAACAGCAAGACGATCTTTAAACATTCTTTTTCAAGAATGGTCTAATAGAGGATTACACTACTGGGAAGTAGGAGATACCAATATTGACCTTGTTGAAGGTCAGTCAACTTATACTTTTTATCGAGCTACAGGAGACGGGGCTAGTGACACCACAGCAGGCGGAACTACAGGCACTTCTACTTATGGATTAGAGGATGTCCTTGAAGCTACTCTTAGAACAAGCAGAGGAACAACTTCCGAATCTGATGCAGCTTTGACAAAAATAACTAGATCAACGTATTCTGCCTTATCTAATAAATTAGCGAAAGGAACTCCTTCCCAATATTTTGTTCAACGGTTTATTGATAAGACAACTGTCACTATTTATTTAACAGCCGATTCTACTAACGCATCGAAAGAAATTCATATCTATTTTGTAAAAAGAATTCAGGACGCCGGAAGCTATTTTAATGCTGTGGATGTTCCTTACAATTATATTCCTGCTATGTGCGCAGGTCTTGCATACTATTTAAGTTTAAAATATTCACCAGACAGAACACAACAGTTAAAATTATTATATGAAGATGAATTAATTAGAGCGGAGGCAGCGGATGGTTCAGAGGCGAGTACATACATTACGCCAAAAACTTATTATCCGAATATATAATTATGGGCAAAACTTATAAATATTCAGGAAGTGGTCCTGGTTTAAAAATTCATGACTTTGTATCTGGAATAAGTAACATGGGTAGTGGTCGTTTAAGAGAACTTTTAAATGATTCAAAAACACCTCAAGAAATAAAAGATGAAATTGAAAAAGAATTAAAAAACCGAAAAGCTGAAGGCGGTTTAATAGGCAAGCCTTTAGGACCTGGAGGTAAAAAATAATGGCAAATTTTGCAAAAGGAAAATATGCACTTGCTATTTCAGACATTAGTGGACAAGCTTTTCCATGGAATGAAATGGTTACCCAATGGAATGGTCTCTTTGTTCATTATTCAGAATTTGAATCTAAACAACCTCAATTAAGTCCTAGACCCCATGGAGCGGATCCAATAGCTTTAAAAAAAGCCAGACCTGCAAGAACGGCTCCGGCTGTTACACAATTAATGCCTAAGGATCCTTTCACCACTTATGGTGGAGGGTCTTCTTATATTAATGTTAACGTACCTGGTCATGGCTTAACGGATTCCAGTACTTATCGATTCAGAGGCGCTTCTTCAACAGGAGGGAATTATACTAATCCACCTACCTTTGACGGTATTGCAGGATCTAATGTTACAAAAGCCGCTGGCTACCCGATTCGAACAGGAAAATGGGTAAGCGGTGCGCGTGATACAGATAAAACTACTAATTGGTTTTATTTTGTTGTAGATACTAGTACAGCTACAACAGGAGGAATAAAAGGAGGAGGTTATCCAGTGTCCGTTGGACCGGTAACTATATCAGCATAATGGCAGGATTCACATACGCAACATTAACTACAGCGATTGGAAATTATACTGAAGTAGGAACTGATGTTCTTACTAGTACGATTACAGATCAGTTTATTGAAAATTCAGAACATAGAATTTTAAGAGAAGTTAACATTGACGCTTACCGAGATTCTCAATTAGGGAATTTTGTCACAGGGCAGCAATATATTAATGCGCCCGCTGGGTGTCTTGTTATTAGATCCATAGAAGTGGTAGATGGATCGTCTCCAGCCGAACGTACCTATTTACAAAAAAGAGATATTACTTTTATCAACGAATATAACAAATTCGCTGAAGGTGGAACAACCACAGCTACAGGCCGCGGGCTGCCTAAATATTACGCAATGTATGGAGGTGCTACGGGAGTAGCCGTAACGACTTCAGGGACTATTACAGTCGCTCCTTGCCCCGATTCTACTTATCAGTTTCAGGTTAATTTTGTAAAGATGCCGACTGCTCTGGCTTCTGGAAACACGACTACTTATATTAGCCAGAATTTTGGAAATGGCCTATTATATGCGTGTCTTGTTGAAGCTTTCTCATATTTAAAGGGTCCACAAGATATGTTGACATTATATGAGCAACGCTATAATAAAGAGGTAGAGAAGTTCGCAATCGAACAAGTTGGTCGAAGGAGAAGAGACGATTACGATGATGGAGCAATCCGAATACGAATTGATTCGCCTTCACCGGGACCATAATAGGAGAAAAATATGGCTATAACAACAAGTGCAATTACCAGTTCTTTTAAGAGAGAACTATTAGCCGGTGACCATGATATCGCTGCTAGTGGAGATACTCTTAAATTAACTTTATATACAGACTCATCAACAATTGGTCCTGGCCTAGCTTCTTACACAGCAACAGGTGAAGTAGGAAACTCAGGGGACTATACTGCAGGAGGAAAAACTTTAGCGGGTCAAACAACTAGTTTGTCGGGAACGACAGCTATTGCTGATTTTACTGATCTGTCTTATTTAACTGCAACAATTTCTGCAATGGGAGCTTTAATTTACAATTCATCAAAGAGTAATAAATCTATTGCCGTGTTGGATTTTAGTACTGTTAAAACTTCTACAGCTGGTACTTTCACAATTCAGTTTCCAAACTATACTGATACATTAGCGATCATAAGACTCGCTTAGGGAGCCGGGGTCTTAGATGGCTGCTAATACTTGGGGTGTATCCCCTACAACCTGGGGACGCGGTCTTTGGGGTAAACAAAGTGATACGCTTGTAGCGGTTACTGGTCAATCAATTACATCAGCAGTAGGTACTCCAGACGTCAATATAGTTAAACCTGTTGGACAACAAATAACTTCTGCGCTTGGGTCGGTTACAGCTTTTACAGATATTACAGTTAAACCCACCACTCAAACTATTACTTCTTCAGTAGGATCTACAACTGCCGAAGGCGTTATTGCACAGGGTTGGGGAAGAGGAACCTGGGGTAACAGAGTTTGGGGTGGTACATATACAGTTCAAGTAACCGGCCAAGAAATTACATCGGCAATAGGAAGCGCTACAACTAAAGCGAATGCAATAGTTAAACCTACATCCGTAACTATAACATCATCGGTAGGCAGCGTTACCGTTAATGCCAATGCAGACGTTAGTGTAACAGGACAGTCTATTACTGCTTCTGTTGGAACGGTACTAGCTTATACTCAGCCTGTGGCTGTAACAGGTGTCCAAATAACGTCTGCTGTAGGAATAGCAGCCGTAGTAGGTGGAGTGGATATTGATGTTACTGGACAGGCAATAACAAGTGCCGTAGGATCGCCTAGAACCTTTACAGATATTACCGTTAAACCTACAGCTCAAAGCATTACTTCGGCTATAGGAACGGCTCTTGCAAAACCAAGTATAGATTTCCCTGTTACTGGACAAGCAATAACAAGTGCTTTAGGATCGGTTACGGCCTTTACGGATATTACCGTTAAACCTACTGCACAATCAATAACTGGGACTGCAGGAGTGCTCGGAATTAAGGCTTATTCTGATGTTGACACTGGAAGCACAACAAGCTATACAGACGTTAATATTCATCAAGCTGCTTAAGGAGAATAAATTATGGCATCAAATTATAATGGTCTAGGTCTTCAATTAATGACAACCGGTGAAAAAGCCGGAACATGGGGAAACGTAACAAACACTACATGGAATGAAGTAAAAGACACTTTTGGTTATGTCTCTATTGCCATGACAGCAAACAGAACTTTAACTATTCCAGATGGCTCGACTGGAACTTATGACGGAAGAGCATTTATTATAGAATTAACAGGAACTCTTGGAGGAACGAGAGTTCTAGATATTGCAGCAACTGCGGGATCAGGATCTTCTCCTGGTGGCTCAGAAAATATTGAAAAACCCTTCATCGTTTACGACAATACAACCCACTCTGGAGACACTTTAACTTTTAAAGTTACAGGTGAAACAGGATTTGCTCTTAGCGAAGGTTCTACTTATTTATGTTATCACAATGGAACAGATATTATTAATACAGGTCTACTTTCTAGTGTAGTTGCAGACACTTCACCGCAACTTGGTGGAAATTTAGATTGTAACGGAAACGATATAGTTTCAACTTCAAATGC